CCCACCTGCGAGACGAGGAGCGGGGAAGCTGGGAAACCTGGGGACCAGGAATTCGCCGACATGGGACTCTGAGGACTCCGCAGTCGGAAAATTGGGCATGTCCCACCAGTGGAACCGAGTGGGAGGGGGGGGGCCCCCTTTCACGTTCTCTGCGGCCTGACAGGGCGCTTGCGGAAGCTCTCGCTTGATCCGTAGACCATGTAACATGAACACTAATTCAAGACTTCCTTCAAGACAAACCCGTCCCTCTAACTTAAGGGGGACCGCTCGCCTTTCTCGGGGTCAGGGAGCACGTTTCGTGCCTCCCGTTCCTCGAGGGAAACCCAGGCCACCGCGTCAGACTCGCGGTGTGAAGGGTGTACCCAAGAGCTCCGAGAAGGGTTCCAGGCGGCCTAGGCGTCCACCACCTAGGCAAGACCAAGCTTGGACCACGCGTGTTGCGAACGCGTGGGGCCGGCCTGGCACACGATGGCCCATCATAGATCCAGCTATTGATTGGGTCTCGTGGCTTGCAACGCCGGGGGCGCTGCACCGTTGGCCGAACGATCCCAGGTCGCGCTCGCGCAATCTGGGCCGTTTGGTCGACGGGGTATTTTGTGGGATAGCCGACATAGCACAAGCATTGCCGCTTGTCGGCCGTCCTGCAGGGTACCTCGGTAGGGGGGCAGCTCGGCTAGTTCGGGGTGTTGAAGACTTATTCAACTTTGCATCAGGTTGGACTGGCTTCACCATCTTCATTCTTGCCTTGTTGTCCCTCTCCGGTGTTGATGCTTCCTTTGCGTCACATTCCTGCCAGGTTGGAAACGATGTAATTGTGACAAACGCCTGCAACTCCGACGAAATTTACTTTTGTTCGGAAGACATCTGCTGGCATGCTGGAGGTTGCGTGCCGTGCGAAGGTGGGAAGTGTTGGGAGCGCATTGGAGTGACGCTGTCGATTCGCAATGAGTCTGTGCGCCTCACCAGTATGCTCCCTCACATTGACGGCTTGCTTATGCTGTGCGCCGCTTGCGACGCTCTCGGCATTGGCGAGGTATGTGGTGTTGGGGTTTTGGTGTTTGAGACAACGTACCACCTACATTCAGTTTCCAGGAATTTCAGTTGTAATTGTGATTGCCACCTCCTTGAGACGCCCAAAAGCGCCTCGGCTATTTCTTTTTCTGTAGTATCCTCCTACTTCAAGGACCTTACTTGGGTCACTTCGTTGTTTGCCGAGGTGCCTGGAGCAGTACTGCAGCTTGTTGGAGGCGGTCATTTAGGGGTGCTTTTTGCACTCCTTTATTACGGCCTTGGACCTGCGCCGCTTCGCGCCGTCCTAGTACTACTGCTCTTCTTGACTGCATCGCAGGCGGCTGAGCATACGCGTGTCGCAGGAGCTGATGATTTTGGCTCCTGTGGCATTCGTCCGCCTGGCCCCCTGTGGTCGTCTTTGTGGCTCAACTACTTCTGGAAGACTAATACCACCACAGCCCCTACGCTCGGAACCACTCCGCAACACCCGCCATCTGGCCACCTAGTTGTTCAACCGTGGCCAAATACTACATGGGGGGATGGTAGGGGGACGCGTACTCATAGCCCGTATCGCATCTTCCCGCGGTGCAAACCCTTCATCCCTGATGGCAATGTTTGCGGACCTGTCACATGTTTCACACCCTGGCCTTTCGATCTCGAGCGGGACAAGAACAAAAGCGGATATCATCTACCACAAGGTTCTCGCTCTGCTCCTGACCATTTCTATGGCTGCGTCTGGCTCAACCGCACCGGGTTTCTGCTGGGCTGCGGCCCTCCTCCTTGCCTAATTGGACGCTATGCTTGTGCACGGGACTGTTTTGAGGTTAATCCCCGGGCCACGTTCACTTTGTGTGGACAGGGACCGTGGATTTCGCCGACTGCTCTCATCAAGTATCCTATGGCCCACGTCCATTGGCCACAGGTTGCTGAGTATGGGGAGTATACGATCAGGTTTTCCTCCTCTTTGCACTCTGGTAATCTCCCGTTGCTTGCCAAACGTACAAATAACTCAGAACCTGTGACGAAGGGCCGTTGGTACCGTGTCCCAGGCAATCCCAATTTGTATGACACTGTCAGGATGCAAGTTCCACCCAACCACTTCTTTCCGATCCCAGCTATGGCGTCTGCTTATATTTCTAAAGACCCTTTCTACACTGATGTCCAGATCTTTTCTTCCTCACCTCAGACTTCGCTTATACCCTTAGTTTCTCTTAAGATGGCAGTTCTCATGCTTCTGCTTTTAATGAACGCTAGGGTAGTTTTGGTGTTGTGGGTCCTTTTCTGGGCTTATGCTGCTGAAGGTGCTATGGAAAACGCTATAACCGCCGTTGCTGTTGCGTCTTGGTCTATGGAGTGGTGGGTGTTTGGTGTTTGTGTCTACTTTCTTTTCTATAAGCTAGAGTACTTCAGGCTCAAAGGCCTCGCGATCCTTTGCAGTGGCCGCTTCGCACTTGGTGCAGCAGTTTTGTTGCTGCCCGACTGGGTGGGGGGTGGTCCTGTCGAGGTCGCGTGTGCTGGTGTTCCTGTTGTTGCTTGGGCTTTGCTTTTGCTATCTATAACCCCTGCCGGATGGCGCCTACAGCTCCGGATCAAGTGGACAGTCCAGTACGTGTTCACTCGATTTGAGCTGTGGGCCTGGTCGTGGAATAGGGCTTTGCGGCCAGACCACCAGGCGGGGGCTTTTCTGCTATTTTGCTCTTTCTTCTATCCATCTTTAGTGCTAGAAGTAGCTTTTTACTTATTCATGTCAATTACTGTCTTTTGCAACATTTTCATTTTCTTCTTTAATCTGTGTTCTAACAAGCAGGCTGCGGCACTCATGGTCCTCAAGAATATAACCGTGATCGGCGGTAAGACTGCTGCATATGTCCAGGCAGCGGTCATTTGGCTGCTTGGGCTATGCGGCATTTACATCTATGACCACCTCACACCGTTGAAGTGGTGGGCTGCTCCTGGCCTCCGCAAGCTTCTGCTCTCCGTTGAGCCGTGTACTGCCTCCCCCATGGAGGAGCGCATTATCCGGTGCAGCGCTGAGTCTGTTGCGTGCGGTGATGAGAAGCATGGGTTACCTGTGAGCGCTCGCCTAGGCGAACTCATCCACCTTGGGCCTACCAACGTTTTGCCCACTGGGTGGCGTCATTGCAGCCCCATCACTGCTCAACTAAAACCAATCCGTGGGTGGTGGACCGGGTTGGCCGTCTCTCTTACTGGGAGGGACAAGCTGCCCCACAAATGCCAAGTCTGCGTCCTTGCTACTCCTGCTAGAACCTTCTGTGGCACTGCCGTAGGTGCTTCTTTTTACACAGTTTACCACGGGGCCGGTAATAAGGGTATAGCTGGCCCACATGGTGCCGTTTACCCTATTTCTGCTGACCCCGCTGAAGACATTACCGTTTATCCCTCTTTATCTGGCATGTCCGGGCTTGAAGTGTGCCGCTGTTCAACGACTGACTATTATCTCATCACTAGGACTTCTGATGTTCGCCCAGTTTACCACGATAAGGGAAAGGATAGGTATTTACTTACCTGCCCCTGTCCAGTGCGCAACTTGAAGGGGTCGTCTGGATGCCCCGTTGTCTGTGCAAAGGGTCATTGCCTTGGAATCTTCCGAGCTGCTTCAACAGTCCGGGGGGTGGCCCGAGGGATTAAGCTTGTACAGGTGGCGGATCGCCAGGCAACCGTCCAAAACATCGCTGGGAGTGACCTTACTGAACCACCAGTTGTTCCTAACACATACTCGGTCAAGTTTCTGCATGCTCCTACCGGGTCCGGCAAGAGTACGAAGATGCCTGCGGCGTATGTTGGCCAGGGCTACCGAACCCTGGTCTGCAACCCTTCAGTCGCTACTACTCGAAGCATGGGCCCGTATATGGCCAAGGCATATAACATCAACCCATCAGTCAGGACTGGTGACTACGTCATTGAAACTGGCGAAAAACTTACATACTCGACATACGGCAAGTTGCTGGCAGACGGTGTTAACGGTCTTGCCGGTTTTGACGTCGTTGTGTGTGATGAGTGTCACAGTACTGATTCGACCAGTGTCTTGGGCATAGGGCATATCCTCGATACCGCCGAGTCTGCCGGGGTCAAGCTCGTGATTTTAGCTACGGCTACTCCCCCAGGTGCTCCCACAGTTCCGCACCCAAATGTTCAGGAAGTTCAACTTTCAATGAAGGGCGACATCAAGTTCTATGGTAAGATGATTGAATCGTCGAACTTACACCACGGTCGGCACTTGATCTTCTGCCACTCAAAAAAGAAGTGTGATGAATTGGCTGCCAAATTGAACCAAATGGGCATCACAGCAGTGTCGTACTACCGCGGGAAAAACCTTTCCGTAATTCCCGTGGATGGTGACGTTGTTGTGGTTGCCACCGATGCCCTCATGACTGGATACACCGGAAATTTTGACTCAGTTTATGACTGCAATGTTGCTACTGAAATGGTTTTTGAAATGGACTATTCCCCAACTTTTTCTCTCAACCTGTCAACAAGACCATCTGATTCCGTACAGCGAACTCAGCGGCGCGGTAGAACCGGCAGGGGTAAGCAGGGAGTTTACTATTTCTGTGATAAAGGCGAATCCCCATCTGGAATTTGCGATGCCGCAGTTATGCTTGAATGCTATGACTCTGGCCTCGCTTGGTTCGATCTTTCGCCCAATCAAGTTACAGTGCTCCTTGCTGCTTATGCCAATCAGCCAGGTCTCCCCGTTCTTTCAGGCTCCACCGAACTCCTGCAAAGCATTGTAGAGGCCCTTGTGGAGGTTGACGCTCATGTGCTCTCTCAGTACAAACAGTTGGGCGAGTCTTACCCTTACCTTTGTGCAGCTCAGGTTACTGTCTGCCATAAGGCTAGGGCCGCACCGCCTTCCTGTGAAGACCGCTGGAAGCCTTGCAAAAAGGGGAAGACCGTCACTCCCCTTCTTTACAAAATTGGAAAGACTCATGACCAGTGGACTGACTCGCACCCAATAACAAAAGCTATCTGTGCGTGTCTCGATGCTGAGGTAACAACCCCAACCTCTGCTTGGATACTGACGGGAGCTGCAATAGCTGCCGTCTGTGTCCTCACAGAAACAACTGCCTCCATTGCGATCGTAGGCGAGATTTGCCTGAACGACGGAAAGATCTTCCTCTCTCCAGATAAGGACCATCTCTACGGCTGGTTTGAGGAAATGGAAGAATGTGCGGATTACGCTGATCTCGTTTCGAGCTGTCGAGATTATGCTGTATATGCTGCTGAGCAGATCACTAATGCTTACAACAAACTTACCGCGACTGCTGGTGCTGCCACCCTCTCTGATCCCACTTTCGCTTCTAAACTTGAGTGTTTTATATCTGAGAACTGGTGGTCGCTGCTTTCCGGCTTGCAGTATGTTGCTGGAGTTGCTACACTCCCCTATAATCCACCTGTTGCTAGCTTAATGGCTTTTGTCGCTGGGCTTTGTTCTCCCCTCCCAACCAATACTAGTATTTTTCTATCTGTGCTTGGTGGGTGGGCAGCTTCGCGTCTCGCTCCTCCTCAAGCTGCTGTCGGCTTTGTAGGCGCGACGATTGGCGGTGTCCTTTTCCAATCCGTTGGAATTGGCACTGCCCTCGCTGATCTTCTCTGTGGGTACTCTGCCGGGTTAGCTGGGGCCACAATCATTTTTAAGCTTCTGCAGGGCCAAACTCCTAACATGGAGGAGTGCCTTGCTGCTTTGACTTGCTTTTTCTCCCCTGGAGCTATGGTAGTCGGTTGTATTGCCGGCTATCTTCTCCACGCTTACTCCGGCGGATCTAATGTTGAATGGATGAATCGCTTAATTGCGTTTTGTTCCAAAGCCAATCATGTCTCCCCTCAGCATTATTGCCCCTCAGACTCAACACGCGACAAAATTCTCCAAACCCTCGAAAATCTCAGCCTCATCAGCCTCATCAAAAACCTCTTGCGATTCCTCTCCTCCGAGGGTGACCGCAATTGTTCATGTTCGGATTGGTTCTGGAGTTTGATTGACTGGCTCTCAGGGATTATCGGGGAGTGGATCGTTCGAATTAAACAATTCTTCAAACCTGCCTTCCCCGGCCTTCCCTGGGTGTCCTGTGACCGTTGTTACAAGGGCCCCTGGCGTGGTGAGGGTGAGCTCAAAGTCACATGTGCTTGTGGCAAAGAGCTGATCTACTACGTCAGGGACACTGTTGCCAAGTTGTGCACCCCCGCTAAAACGTGCCGTGCTGGCATGGGGGGCGTGCCAATCAACGCCTCACTAAGGGGCGCCCCTGAACCTGATCCATCTGAAACATGGAACACCGCCCTTGTGCGTGTAGGATTTGACGATTTCATTGAAATCCAACAACGTGGACTCGACTATTTCCTAACAGGCGCAAGTACAACAACTGTGCGGTGTGCACTAGAAGTACCGGAGCCCCAGTTCTGTGATTACATAGATGGGGTTCAAATTCGGCGCTTCGCACCACCACCCAAACCAATGTTCAAAACAACAAAGATTCGGCTCAATGGTGTGCCCACTCAGTTGCCTTTGCGGTTAAGTTACATCAGGGACTATGAGGAGGACATCGCTTCAATCCGTAATATGCTTTTGGCCACAAAGATTGGGTACTCGTCGGCGGCGCGAGAAAAACATCGGCTGGAGACTGGTCAATGGCCAGCCTCCGATGCTTCATCTTCCGAGTCGCAATCCATTGAATTCGATGGTAGGCCAGGCCTCCAACGGTTCTTTGGGTCGCGATCGCCGTCTGCTCCCTCTGTCTTCTCTCCCCATTCATCTGGTGCATCATCAGAGGAATTGGCTTTAACTCTCCACAACCTTGACGCTTCACCTCCATCGGAGTCAACTGCTACGATTGAGCCCATCACAGATGTCGCTCGGGAAATGTTGGCTGGGGCTGGAAGGGCCCGACCAGCAAGCCCCGCTTCGACAGCTTCCAGCATGCCACCGTTGGAAAGCTCTGAGGATGAGGCTGAATCGGTGAAGAGCGTGGAGCAAGCACCCAAGCGTAAGATGTCCTTTGACGTCAAGCAAATGATGTCTAAGCTTGTGGCGCTTCCTGGTGCTTCCCTTTCCAGACCAATGAAGGGCAGGCCTGCTAGCCCTGAATCCATCTTGATGGAGAAAATTAAGAAATCACCTGAGAACTCTCCCGAACCTGAACTACAGGACTTTGCAACAAGTATCACCTCTGTTTGTAACCCCTGCTGGGATGGTGACGAGGAATACCCTCAAGCTCGATCAGATGAGGTATACCTCGGCTCCATGGTCCCACCCCTCGAACTTGCAACTGTCGAGGAGGAAGACCAGTCCTGGGAGACGGTATCAAATGATTCTCCATGTTCTGCATCATATCTCTGGAATGGAATCCCCCTAACTCCATCTAAGCCTCCGCCTAAATTGGCTCCAGTGGCGGCGGTCACTGGCAATCTTGCCAAGGCCAGAAACCTAATTTACTATACTGACCCGAAGAGGGTCGGCGAGCGTATGAAAAAGGTCACTGTTTGGCGCGATCGACAACCTGACGGCGCGCTAGACAAGGCCATTGAAATTGCTCGCCGACGGGCGAGTGGAGTGAAAGGCCGCGAGTGTACGTGGGAGGAGGTTGCTGTGATGACAGCTAGCAGGACAGCAAGATCCTCCACGGGGCTGACCGGGCGGGACATTAAGCAAATGTCATCCAAGACACGTGCCATTCTCACTAAGGAGTGGGAAAACTTGACTCGCCAGGACTACCCCATACCGACCACTTGCATGCCTAAGGTTGAGGTTTTCTGTGCCCTAAAGGAAAAGAGTTACACCAAAAAACCCCCTAGACTGATCATGTACCCAGACCTAATCACTCGAGCTGTCGAAAAGAAGGTGCTCGGGGATATAGGACCAAAAGTTGTTAAAGCCGTGCTCAAAGAAGAATACGGCTTTCAATACACTCCACAACAACGTGTCGACCGCATGGTGAGCATGTGGATGCGGAAGAAATCACCTGCCGGATTCACTTGCGATACCCAATGCTTCGACTCCACTATCACTCCAGAAGACGTCGCTGTAGAGTGTTCCATCTATTGCAGCGCGCAAATGCCTGATATCACCAGGCAAAGAATCACAGCACTACATGATCGCCTCTACCAAGGTGGACCAATCTTAGACCAACGTGGTCGAGAGGTCGGTCACAGGCAGTGTCGGGCATCTGGAGTGTTTACAACATCCTCTAGTAACTGTTTGACTGCCTGGCTCAAAGTTAGAGCAAGTGCTGAAAAGGCTGGTATGAGAGGTCTCTCATTACTGGTCAGTGGTGACGACGTGTTCGGAGTTTTCGAATCCGTCGATCCCCACACGGACGCAGAGAAAATTGGCATTTTTGAGCGCTGTATGTTGGCTTACGGAGCCCCGCAAGGCTCCGTTCAGCACTCTTACAACCTTGAAGAACTTACATGCTGCTCACAAAACGTATCACTCTGCGCCACGCGCGAGGGTAAGCCGTATTACTATCTTACGCGCGACCCACGCGTTCCACTAGCCAGGTCTATGGTAGAAACATCTCTTAACAACCCAACCAACACCTGGTTAGGTTTCATCATCGGCAACTACCCCGCCCTTTGGGCGCGAGTGGTGCTGATAACCCAACTACTCTCCTTAGTGGTGGCTGATGGGACACTCGATAGGAAGGTTTCCTTCGAGCTATACGGGTCCACTTACCAAATCAAATTGACACAACTGCCCGAAATTTTGAATTCGATATATGGACCAGACGTATTTCAGCTCCACCGCTACACTCCCAAGGAAACAAGCCGCATTGGCGCAGGCCTAGAAGAGCTCGGCTCGCGTCCTTTGCGACATTGGATCCGGAAGGCGCAACATCTCAATTCGGTTTTGAATGGGATGGGTGACGATGGCAAAAAACTTGCCAAATACCTCCTAGCTTTTGCTAGGAAAGACCGTCGTCCCCTCCCTCCTCTAAAAGGAAAATATGATGTTAGCGACTTCTTTTCTGCTTACTCCGGGCACGAGGGAGATGTCCCTGATCTCGAACTCGAGCCCGTGAAACCATCCATCTGGCTGCCTGTCACTATTGTAGTGACCGCAGTCATTTGCCTACTTCTTGTAGGCGCCAAGTAAACCCCCCCCTAGGGGGGGGTCCAACAAAGGTGCCCGTCCATCGGCAAGGACGTCCGGGAGTGTGCCCCATTGGGGCACCGGGTGTAAGGGTGAGGCGTCCACC